TGGTGGAATTCTCTTCTTGAAGAGTGTTATGCATTTGCATTTTTTACTGACTTCACATAATATAGTATTATTAAAAAAATGAATATCGAAATAGTCTATAACATAGTCATTTTTTTTACATGAATAGAAAAAACCAGTCGTTGCACAACGCTGAGAAAAAAAATGAAAATTGTTTACGATAACGATGTTGAACGGATAGATGGGTTTTTGAAGAGATTACCGCAGTATAAATGGCCATGCCTTGCATTACAAGATATCAAAACACTTCGTCATTTAAAACGTGCTTGTATTCAACGTGGTATAAATATTTGTGCATTTTTATATAAAAAAGACTATATGCGCGCACTCCACCGTACGACTGAAGAAGAAGAGTGTCCCATCTGTCTTGAACAATACAGACACGGTGAACTGTTGACTGTTACGTTATGTGATCACGAATTTCATTCTTCTTGTCTTCAAGGTGCACTCCATTCGGATTTTGACCAAACGCAAGAAATGCCTCGTTGTCCATTGTGTCGTACAAAAATAAAGTGAAACTCGTTTTATTTTATTCGGTTGAAAAGTATTGCACGTGGTGTTCACAAAGACTCAGCTAAAAGACCTTTTTGATACGACTCGAAATGGGACCGACCGCGTGAGCGGTCCCTTTCATGGGTTGCATCGATGGTATACTCGAGCCAAACGAATCTTGCCCAGGTTTATGAGTTCAATATACAATCCACGCTTTATGTGTAACCGTGTTTCCAATGAACCGTGCATTCGGAAGCTCAATCTCAGATGGAGTAACCACCCACCAATTTAATCCATTATATCGCACGGTAATATTTATACCATTGACATCGTATCGATGTCGTTCGATTGAATTCTGAAAGTGAGATTGCACGTGTTCAATGACAATTTCGCTCATCATTTCCTCAACTTGTCGTATCGTAGCTGACATTTTCGAATGATTTTTTTTTATGTATTCAAAAAATAAAGTTTGAATTTTCAGTGAAATGATTTTCGTTTAAAAGATCCAGTCGCCGAGTTGGGTTTATAACGCAATGCGAGTCGTAGGGCATCGAGTTGGGCCTGGTCCAAAATTTTGGTGATTGATTTGACCCGATCTATCCAAGATGTACCTGAAATTGTACACACTTTATACAGAAATTGATCCATGTGAGGTAATTTAAGGTCAATCGGACGTATAAAGTCGTTACATACGATGTATCGTTCGTCGTTGACACTCTTACTGGTGGATGGCTTTAGAATGAAAACTTCATTGTAGAGGGTTGTCAGCAAAGCGACCATTTCTAATGTAACTGGACGCGCCATACCGAATATCTTGAGAATAAATGCACCACCAACTGCCTGTGTTCGAATGGCTAGGTCGATTTGAGACATCACAAGTGTAGCCGATATTGCTTCAGTTATATGAGGTCGACTGTCATTATCAAAGGCACCGTCGGCGGTAATAAGATCAACTCGTCCAACCTGTTCCGAAATGTGTTCGCGGGCATTTACATTGCATATATCCCCACAGAATGGCAGGTTTCGCATAAGACGAATACGATCATGACGTTTTACGATGTTTGAAAAGGCGGGCGCATGTGTAGCGTCAAGAGACATCACAATGGCGCGAGTCGTCGTAAACTCGGTAACTGTTGCATGCGCAAAGCCGCCAGGTGCTTCACACATGTGAAAGCTGCGCGCGGGTTCGTTCAATGCACAGGTGCGTACAATTTCGATTAATTTGTTGTACGCGCGACTTGCCGGCTGAAAAGTGGGAGGGTGGGTCTGAATGGGGCGATCGATTGCGCTGACTGCGTCGTGCCAGGCATCGGCGCCTCGACGAATTTTGTAAATGCTGACGTTGTTCTTGATCTCTGTCATTTTCTCCTGGATTCGATCATCGATCACATATGCTTGTGGATCTTTTGCCGATTGAATATCAACGGTTTCGATCATGGCGCGTGGAATTTCCCATGGTGTACAATACATTTGAAACTTGATGTTGACTAGTATGCATTCACCTGAATTTTGATGCGTTTACACACATTTTCCCGAAACGCGAGCTGCTATGCATGACCATCGCATCTCTGTTTGCCGTGTTAAGATCGGCTTGTCGTCCCACTGTCCCACCGCTGTGTCAATGCCGAGTGTAGCACGTTCGGTCGTGATCCATGGGCGGTGCACCGTCGGTGCCGCGTGTGCTTCGGTCGGGTTTCGGAGGATGTCGCGCGCGAGTTGCAAGAGCAACCGCCGCCTGGCCGTTTTCTGTTCTTTGGTGAGCGCGGCGTAGGCGGTTTCATCGAGGGGTCAGACAATGGCGCACATGCGTCCTGAAGGTGCAGATTGGCCAGTTCGGTGGCGAGAAAGGTCGCCCGATGCACCCGCGTGACCGCGTCTTCGATGGCCGCTGCATGGGTCCGGTCGGGAACTAGATGTGCCAAACGGCATCCGACCGTATAAGGTCGATTTGGGTCCACCATCTCATTTTCCGCATTCATCTATTCATTTGATTCAAAAAAAGTACCTACCTATATTCTCTAACCGGTTCAGGATATGGTACGAATTCCACCTGTAATATGCTATGACAAGATATTCTAAGACATGGGAGTGGGGTGTAAGGTTGGCAGTTCTACGATGGCCGCGTTACGCATCAACGGGTGATGAAGTGCATGCTTCGCGCTGATGCGAGTTGGTGGGTCCATATTCAGCATAGACAAAAAAAAATGTTGTGTTAGACTGCATGCTGAAGAAAGGATGGGACACTTTGCATTGATAAGAGCAATCATCTGTAGATCGTCCTTTCCGGGAAACAATGGACGTCGATGTGCCATTTCCCAGAGGATACAACCAACACTCCAAATATCAATGGCTGTATTATATCGCCCATTGGTCAAAAACACTTCAGGCGCTCGGTACCACAGCGTCACGACCTCTTTTGTGTATGAATGTTGCCCGCATTGTATTTTTCGAGATAGCCCTGTTCATGCTCAGACAAAGGAAGATGACGAATGTGAAACTTCGAGGTGGGGGGGTCTTTTGAGCGCGGCGTACCAAAGTCGGAGAGTTTGACGATCCCACTCGATTGAATGAGTATATTGTCCGGTTTGACATCGCGGTGGAGGTAGTGCATGTCGTGCATATAATGTAGCGCTATGTGATGGACAGTGGCAGAGATTGAAAAATAGGGTGAGACGAACCTGTATGGAGTGCACATACCTTGCAGCAGTTGTACGATTACACTGCGAATCTGCACCATGTCGAGTTTGCAACCATACGTATATGATCCCAGCGTGTATGGAATGTAGTCCATCTCTAAATATATGTAGTTTAACGAGCTTCGGATACTTAGACAGTGCATCACATTCGGATGACGCAATTCTTTGAACGCATCCAATTCGCGTAAGCACACCGTAGATATTCCAGTTTCGTCCTTATAAAGTATACGTTTAAAGGCGAAGTTTCCAGATTCGATGATGCTTCCATGTGTGCCTTTGCCTATGACACGCATTTGTGTTTTTTTTCTATTTTTTATTGCGTCAAAAACGATGCAAAAAATTCAAATGGATTCTTCAAAATGCAGATACGAGTCCATACATTTATGAACCTACATAAATGGTGGATTCGGCTTTTATTCGCACCGTACATACGACCAAGCAATGAGATTGTATGTCAAATCAGTCTGAAAACGCGCAGTGAGCTCGTACATGTTGTGAGGGCGTCCGATAATAAAGATTACGATGCGTTTTACTTACAGACCTGGCTAAGAAAACAAAGCAAATGGACACGGAATTTACACGTCATCCCTTCGTGTAATATACAGTGGGTGTCTTCGCCAAATCTGTGGATCGTTGTTGTACTGTTTCGACTTCCGTATATGATGTGTAGCAGCATACTCGAATATTTTCATCATAATTTACCACACATTTTCTACAACTACACTAAAGTATATACCACCCGCGCGGAGCCGGGTATAGCTAGAATATCGGAGGACGTGTCCGACAAGAATACCACCAGTCCCCGAGCAGGTATTCTTCGTGGTCGACAGTCGAGGGTGCAAATTCCAGGTCATAACTCGGCATTTACACCATACCATCGGCCACACTCACGATAATAAACGTTCAATCATACGGTCCAAATGTACCCACTCGTATCTGTCGTCGTCTGCGCCCAGTCTCAATCTATATGCAGGCCCAGAACCAGAGGCGCAGCTAGAATTCGACCCTGCATGTGTATGCGATCCGTCAACAGGGTTGACAACGAAGCAAGGTATCGTTGCCACCTCTTGACTTGCATATGAAATTATGTCGTGTTTTCCATGCGCAAACTGGCACACATTACCGTAATTGCACTTGCCATGGCGACTGAATTGGTTACATAAATCGCGTTTAAACTTAGCCGTGTTACACTGCATCTTATTGGAATGGTGCATGTGAATGGACTCACGACTTTGACGGGAATGTATGATGCTATTTTAAAAGTTTTTTGGGGGGAAAAAATTTTCGTTGTGTATTTGAAACACTCGAAAAAATGCACAAATTGGTTCACCTCGATTTTTTTTTCCATTGAAAAAAAAATCAAAAAAAATCCAATGTCACATTCAAAAAAACGAAGCGACTTGGCCACCTCGTGCATTGACGATGCAGTCGCCGGATTGGATCAGAGTATCGCATTGGAACAGTACGAATTTTTAACCAAAGCACGCGATCGCGGGTTGTTGAAAAACACGGCTCATATGACAGTGTTCATTCCGGAAAATGAATACATCTGTAATACATCCGAAGATTTCGAGTTGTTATGGAACCGCCACACTGCAAAAGGTCGAATAAATGTGACTGGCATGGAACAGCAAATTTTTACACATGCAAATCTTACCTATGGAATCTATAAAGAGAACGACGCCGACCAAATTCCGCAGGATAAAATTGCAGGTGTTGAATTCACATTTATCAATGTAAAATCACCACAGTTTGGCAAATACACTTTTCACGGAATACATGGTCTTCTTCCGGATCTTCGACCCAACGTAGAAGGCTTCAAAGTTCGTTATTTGGGCCTTGAATCTGTTGATGTTAAATTTGATCTTGTGCATTTATCACCAGCTCTGTCGGACCGCAACTTGACAATTCTCACTACAATAAGTGACACGATCTTTACGTTACTGGCACCACCACATCAAACTCCATGGATTGACACCGATGTACCAACCGAGTTTGTTATACCCAATGTATCCTCGCCACAGAAAGCAATCGTTTGGTTTTCTGTGTTTGACAACCTCGCCAACTTACGCCTGATCACAACTTCACTTGCCTGGGAAATTGACATATTACCAAATATATATTCTGTTTACAATCCAATCATTACAGACATCCACCCACGAAAGGGACAAGCTGACGACATTGTGTTTATTTGTGGTGCAAATTTTTCAAGTCAAACTGCTCGTATTTTTTTTGGAGACAGTATTGCAAATGTCTATTCCATTTCAGACAATTTAATCAAGTGCTTTGTTCCCCCACAAAATACAGATTCGGATCAACTCGACGTTGATATCACAGTCTTCAATGCAAATGTGTATGTGACTTTCAAACACTTTACATATATTTCAAACCCATAGAATATGTGGCCATATGCTTTCTGGGGAAGACCCGTTGTAATGGTCAAGCATGACAGGTACGAACCGTACACTTGTAAGGTCGGTCGATAAATGCACTGTAAAATATATTCTCGATAAAAGTGCGCAGAATATTACTCTCATGACATGTATTTTTAATACTCTGAATGAGAAAACAAATTTTGTTGTGTTCTGTCAATATGGAATCAACGATGATTGAATTTGAAAATAATAGCGATATTTCAGATGTTCCGATTGATATCGTGGAAAACACAAAAAATTTCATAGATATCGACCATTTCAATGCCAAGACGCCATTATTTTCGGAGTGGTGGCCGGTGACTGCCAAAATACTAATTCATGGACTTTTTTCGACTTCCGACAACCAACGCAAGGCGGCTGAAACTCTCCTGCCAATCCTCGAGATTTTTCCACCGGCTCGCCCCGAACAAATGCGTATGCAAAATGAACAGCTGACCTTGCTTTATGACCTATTAGCATCCAAGTTGCGCATGTATGAACACCACACGACGATGGTACGTGAACGGTGGTGTGAGGCCATCCGTTCGTTTCTCATGCAGGCACGTGTTCTGAACACCCAAATGGATCAGAACGTAATGAGCTTACGGTCACGAGCCAAGTTTCATCTAAATCGAACAACTGACATCTGCAACAGCACAGAAAAACAACGATGTTGGAAAGCGGTAGCACAAATAACCTCACGGTTCCGTCAACAGCTCATCGAAAAACGACGAAACGCACTTGCACTGCTTCGATACCGATGTACCGATATTGCTGCCATCGAACCACCACAACTCCAATCTCTTGATTCAGAGATCGAACGGACAAGAGCCTCGCTCCTGCTAACCAATAAAGAAGCCGTACATAAAATTTACAAGTGTTATTCGGACCATCTTGTAAATGTACAGCACGAAGCTGCGATGCACGTGGCAAAACTGGGTTCTACCGATTGGATTGACGCTCTCAAGGCTGTGAATGCGTCATGAGAAATGTGGAAGTATGGCGTATTGAAAATAAAAATAGTGCAAGTTATAAATTAGAAATGTGGCCAAGCTCAATCTACGGGAATGTACTAGAAACGTATTATCGTGGCTCAAGAAAAAAATACACAAAAGAGGTTTGGCAGAAGGCAAAGAAACCCAAGTCCCCTATCCTGAAGAAGCAGGTGGCGGAGAAAGTAAACGTGCCGAAGGCGAAAGAGTTTCTCAACTATTCAATTTTAGACTTGTTGACAACAAAGCCTTTAGGCCGAGGCGAGTTTGGTGCAACGTATCGGCACAGTAAAGATTTGGTTATAAAGGTAATCGAATTACACGATCAAATTATTACAAAAGAGACAATACAGTCTGAGGTAAATATACACACTTACGCCCAAAATATAAAGAATGCAGATCAAACAGATGCACAATGTGTACCCAAGATCCACGACGGGCCACATTTTTATACGCTTGCAGAAGTTCCACCTTCGCCGCTGTCACCTGTACGTCGCCAATATGCGACGTACACCATGGATAGTTTGCTACCATACGATATTTCCATTGACACGGACATCAAAAACGTTGAACGGTCCATTGATATAATTTTGAATAAAAATAAATTGTTGCTTGAAAATGGTATTATGCACAACGATTTACACCAAGGAAACATTATGATGACACCCAAAAACGAAGCCATCATTATCGATATGGGCTTGGCGCGTTATTCCGGAAACATCAACAAAACAAGCAATAAAGAGCTTTTTGACTGTATATATTTTGCGCAGAGTGCGGCATTGTTTGACAACTGTAACACGAACACAAAGTGTCCCACCACATACATTGAAAAACAGCTGGAAAAGAAAAGAAAAGCGGTCCTAAAATACTTTGATTTAGAGTTACACCAACAACCTTTTTTCAAGAATGCGCCATCAATTCAATCACTCATCGAAAAAATAAGCACAAAATTAGACATCGAACAAGAAAAGGAAATGAACAATGTAACCTGCAAACTACAATTTGTGCTGGCATGCCTCTCCACCAAATTTGTGACTTGCATGAAAGGACAGGATTGGGAAAGTGTATTTGACGATGACTTTTGTGACGAAGGGCAGATCGAGGGAGACTATGTGTATGCTTGTCGCAACCCAACAGCGTTTAAATGTAATGTTGACCAGATATACTATAAAATGTGCCATAACATACCACTCGGGTTGGGTTGCAAAGTTCAAAAAGAAACACAATAAAGTTCAAAAGGAGCAAAACACAGATAGTGCCGTTACAAGACCATTTCGAGATGACTCGAAATGGGACCGACCGCGTGAGCGGTCCCTTTCATGGGTTGCCTCGATGGTAGAATCGAGCCAAACTAATCTTCGAGCTTGCCCAGTGCTTCATGCAGCGCAGTTTTCTTGCGCGGTCGGCTTCCCGAGGCGCGGTTTCCCCTCGTAAAGACGATAGAAGTTTTCGGCAATGTTCGAGGCAGCGTTCCGATCACGATGCAAGATGAACTCCACATTCGGCGTTTTGGCAACGGCCGAAGCCCTCTGATCTTGTGATCAGCTGCTTTCTTTTTTTCATGGTCGGGTGGTGGCTTTGGCCTGCAGTTCCTTGCGACGACGCGTCTCCAACGCCTCGAACGGGCCGCAGCATCCGTGACACGCTGAGCACGTCTTCGAAGTATAATGTTCCGGCGTATCGGCCACCAAGAAGTGCTTCGACAAGCGTCAAGGTACCTGATCCGATTCTACCCCCTCGGATAGAATATAGTTACTTGGTTCGTAATGGACATATTCTAAGACACGGAAGTAGGGTGTATTAATGTGTTAAGATCGTAATATTTCGACGGGTAAATACGGGTAAAAACCCACCCAGTGTGCTAAACTGCCGGTTTGTACGGTTCGCAACCGATCGAGGTTTGTTCGGTGTATCTACATGTATTGGTGGATTTTTTTTCTCCTGTAAAATGTGTTTATGTTGTATGTCTGCACGTGAAGTATATTTACGTACATTCGTATTAATCGGTCGAAGTGTTTCATGATGTCGTGGTACTGGTTGATTCTTTGAACCGGATTTGCCTTTTCCGCACTGACACGGCATTTAATATAAAATGACAAAAAAAAATACATACGCGCATTCAAAATTAATTTTTAAAGAATTCCTTTTTGCTGCGTTGCATTCCTTGTAAAAAAAACAAATAATTCATATCCCTAATTTTCATTTTCTGTGAACCATTCAAACCAGGAATGATATTCGAAATGGAAAAAATCGGAAAACAAAACATATAGAGTCGTGTTCGCAAAAAAAAAAAAGGTATCGTCTATAAAACTTTATGTTTTCCAAAACAATATTTCTGCTTTATTCAGTTACTATTGTAAAATCTCAACATTCACTCAGCTGTAAAGCCATCAAGGATGTGTATCTCCATTCGGAATGCTGTGGTGCGAGCCAGGATGCACCGTCAGTTTGTAGAATCGAAAGCGAACCACCAACTCTGTCAAATGCATGGGTGACTCCCGACGAAGAACTTGCCGTATATTCAACAGAAGACCGAATGCGGGTGATTATCAGCAAGGCCAAAACATTGACATTTCGTCTGGGTCGTCCGCTGACCAATGTGGATGCGGATTCTGTTGTCCAGGATATCTTCGATAAGAATGGACAACTTCCGGTCGGTCAAGCCGCGTGGGATCTCGCGTCTGATGCCGCAAAACAGCTTAAGAAAATAGCGAATCGCATTGATATCTCCAGTGTGACCGATTCTGATTTATTGGTGGAATATTACAGTGGGATCCATGCGATTGATACTGCAGAAACGTGGGCTCGAGCACATGGCGAAATCGGGATGGGATATGGACAAGCTGGATTTGTGGGAGGAAGCGTATACCGCCCCGAAACGGAATTTCAATGGTCCGGCCGTGAGGTCTTAAGTCTACCGCTCCAAACCGAACGCGAAGTTCGGATTGCAACAAATGCAATCAAGAATTACGTTCAATGGCTCGAGTTATACCTGAGCAGTGCACAAACGGCGTTTGCAAACGGAGCGTATCCACACATTGCGAACTGGGATCCGACCAAGTACATGGCATCGGTGGGAGAAACGTCACCCGTCTATGCTACTACGGCCCCACCGACAGGAACTTATTCGAAGTGGGAGCCTTTCACTGGAATCGTTGAACCGTATGCCAATTTCGAAAAAGGCTATACCGTCCCGATAACTGCATTTGCATATGAATTCGGAACGGTTGCATATACTCCGGTACCTCCCATGGGCGAGGTTTCGAATGAAGTACAGCAAATGTATTCAAGTGCTCGTAGTTCAGTGATGGCATCTTTAAGCGCCTGGAAAGATTTCTTCTTGAGTGAGACGTACCAATCCAAGATGGTGTACAGCAACAAACCGGGTATTTCCGATGTGTTGGGACAGGGCATCTCCACTGAGATTTCCGATGCCGTTTACGAGCTCGGGTTAATGCAACAAAGCACATATGGTCCGAGTGATGCCGTTTGGAGCATGAAACGTACGACCGGTGCCGTTGCACAGGCCGATGTGTTGAAGGTGGTGGATAATTACGATTTCTATCAAGACACCGACACATTAAACCCCGACAATACTCCGCGTACCTTTGTTCACAAACTACATGACGCGGGACTGGCCGTGGTTGAGTATTACCGTGAAATGATGTCCGTTTTACTCGATTCGGTACAAAGCGAACAGCCAAACCATCCAATATTCGGCACAGCCAGCACGAGCACCTTTGAAGAAAAACTCGCAGAAGCGGCTCGATTAAATGGTGATGTAAAGAGTGAAATCGATATATACGGGCCTGAAGGATACATGGCTCCGCAATTCTTTGCCGATGGTGGTATTTTGCTCGAATATAACAAGTCTGATTTTGATAATTATTTGCGTACTGAAGAGTTTGTACTCCGCAAAGTCAATGCGCTCAGTGATCTTAAAGATCAAACATTGTTTACCTATTATCCTGAATATAATCGGGCATTACCATTCCAATACGTTAAAGCCGATCACTATGGATCGGATGGGTCCGGTTTGATCACCGAATCTCCAGATGCAGTCGATGCTACACTATCACACATGGATCTTATCGCGGATGAATATCCATTAAGCGTCTATGGAATGCAGCGACCATCCAGAACATCGTACAAGGCAAACCCCGATGTAAACACGGGGTTTGCTGGAACCGATCGGGAATATCACATCTGTTGTGGTAATTATTATTATCGATTATCTCATGTCGATAACGTCATGAAATACAAAAAATACGTATTTGACCAGATATTTACACACGTATTCACACCAGAACAAATGGACTTTTTCAACAAGGCCGTGTACCTCCCTGTCACAGGACGGTTTGGTGCATACGGAGTTGCCACGTTGGGAACAAGCAAAGAAGGCAAAAATGTAATCCGAGATGTTATCGATACTAGTAATCCTAAAGATCATGCTGTAGGCGGTAGTCTCGTCAGCATCGGCGTCATGCATGAATGGCTTGGTGGCCATGCAATGGTTATACCACTTCAATCCTTTCTCCTAAAGGATTTACTGGCCAAGGGTAAAATTTCCAAGCTCCGCGGAGTTCAGGCGTTCGGTGCCCACGCAGAAGGGTTCACGAACTCGCTTGAAATTTCAGCACTGGATTGGGGCGTCTACAATAAAATCGTCGGTGTCGAGACAGATGGCCACAGTGTGAAGCTTTCGGAGACCGAAGTAGCAAGTCTCACTTTCTTGCAGGTTGTTATTTCTGCAGCCCGTCTTGGTCCGCGTTGCTCGGCGTCTATTCAACTCGCTCATTCAGCTTATAATGCGACATGGGGAGATGCTCAGAATACTTGGTTATTGCGTGGGTCTCTGGGAACAAGCATGCAATCAAGGGCCCTTGCGCAATGGACAGCTCAAAATTGCAACTATATGCCGGCCGCCGTCTTTGTCATTGGCGCGGAAAAGAAACTGCGCGGTGATTTAAAGCAATGTTTCAATTTCAAAGGATTTTTCCAGGCGGCCGTTATAAATGCGATTCAGCCAGCGACGATTAATGCATTAAGCGCAAAGATTGCATCTTGGAAGAAACAGGTACTCCAATCATGTACCCCCGAATAAATGGGTCGACTTCGGATAGAATATAGGTACTTGATTCGTAATGGACATATTCTAGGATGTATCATACAAACTCAAAAAAAGATATCTAAGTCAAACACAAACAAGATTCTTTTTTTTGTTGCTGCGTGGTATTTAGGGTCCGTCTATAAATATCTTGATTTAAATATATGAAGGAATTAGTGACTAATATTATTCTTTGTCACATT